CGCGGAGACGAAGGACGTCTCGATCAGCGACGTCAGCTCGCCGGCATTGGCGTAGGTCGTCCCGTTGAGCCCGCCATAGAGGTAAATCGTGTCGTTGGCGCCGCCGCCGATCGTCGAGCGCGCGTAAAGCTGGCGTTTACTCGCCGTGAAGTCCGTCGCGGTGAAGCCCGGCTGCTGGATGCTCCAGGCCGTGACCTTGGAATTGGGAAAGTAGGACAGCGTAAAGATGTCGGGTCCGATCGCCATCATGAAACGACCGTCCAACGGCTCTATGGCGCTGCAGGATCGGGACGCCACGACCTCGCCGACGCTCGAATACCAATCGTGAATCAGCAGATCGATGGGCGAGCCGACATCGCCGACAAATGGTGTGTTAATAACATCGCGCGACTGAACACTTCTCACACCCGTATCGTCGAAATAGAATACATCCGTGTTGCCGTATGACAGGACGGAATTCGGTGCGAGCGTTCCGGTGTTCTGCAATGGATTGCGGAAGTTCGTTTGCGTCGCGTCCGACTGCAGGTCGTAGATGCGAATGGAGCGGCGGGAGAACAACGCCACATAGATTTGATACGGCGCGAGGCACAGCATCGGGTCGCTGCCTTCGGAATCATTGGCGACGGAGATGAAGCCCGGACCGCTCGCAGGAAGGCCGCCAGTCATGACGGTCGGGTCCGACAATGCGCAGTAGCGCAAGAGGTTGCCGGCAGGGAAGTAGATCCGCTGTTTGTAGGTGAAGGCGGACGTGCCGTATCCGGACGCCCGGCCTGTCGCGAAATAGCTCGTCGTGACCGAGGCCGCGATCGTGATCGTGTAGGTGGAATTGGTCACATAGGTGCCGCCGAGCGTGGCGCGGACGACCTGGGCAACTGGGGCGACGGCGGTGACGCCGCCGGCAAAAGCCGTGTTCGTCGTGCCAAAGGCGCCGTTGACCGTCGGCACGATGGCAAGGCCGTTGGGCGACGCGCCGGTGCCGGTGGCGGCGAACACCGTCACTACGTTCCCCGTGACGGACGCCTGGTAGCCGGATGCGCTGGTGTTGTTGGTGATCTCCACCGCCACGGCGTTCGCGGTCGTAGGATTGTCGATGAGGTAGGGCACCGGCGCCGTGATGAGATGCACGCCGGAGATGGTGAGGTCGGTCAAGGTGCCAGTCACGCCGGAGGTGATGGTCAGCGTGCCGCTCGAGCGTACCTCGGTGACGGCTGGAACATTGGCCTGGAGCGTCGTGAGGGTGATCGTGGCAGGCCCGGCAACAAAAGACGTCGCCGTGAACGGGACACCAGGGACGTCGGCTGTGATCAGGATGTCCGAGCCCGACGCCGTCGCGTGCACGGCCGCATCACCGTCGACCTTGCTCGCAAGGTAAGCCGCGAGCGTCGTCTGCGAGGAATTCGCATCGGACAGCGCGTCCCAGGCCGTCATGTTTACGCCGTTGTACCAGTGGTGGATGTTGCCGTCATTGTATTCGGCAATGACGTAGTACTGGGCCGCGAACACGGTGACCTTGAGCAGACGTGTCATGGTCGTGCCAGGGTCCAGCCGCTGGTACTGCACGCCGACCGGCATGGAGCCGGCGAGGTTGGCCGACCCGAACACGGTCAGTTGTCCGTTGATGTTGGAGAGCCCGAAGGTACCGGCTGGGAGCGTGTAGGTCGGCACCCACTTCTTGGATCTTTCCAGATCGCCGCCGCGGCTGATGACGGCGTTGGTCAGCGTCCAGAGGGTGCCGGGGGGCGCCGCGGCACGCGGCCGGCGGTGATCGAGCCCATACTTGAAATCGGCGACGACGACGGATGGCACCTAAGCACCTTGCACGCGCAGCACCACGCGATTTGGGACTTCGGACGGGAGCTCGCCATTGATGGCGACTGTGCGTCGGTCTGACGCCGCATTGGCGATCTCGTCGGTGTAGAGCTCGGACAATTCGAGCTTCATCTCCTGCAGGACTAATTGGTTGGTGATGAAGCGGCACGCGGCTTGCAGCACGACTAATTTATCATCGAGAAGGCAGATGTCGGTGTCGGCGACGAGCGGCGTTATGGCGACAGTGCCCTGCACATAGATCCGCTGGCCGTTGTCGTTGGAGATCGGCCACAACTCCATCATCTCGATGCCGTTGACCCACTTGATGTCGTAACGCGAGACGGGGTTGCCGCCGCGTGCCCCGGCGTAACTGTCCCAGATCGCGTATTCGCGAAAACCTATTCCACGTGGAACAGGGGTATTCGAGGAACCCCAGAAATTGCGGACCTCGAGGATGCGGGTGGAATCACATCCTGCCGGAAGTGAGAAGAATTGCTGGCCGGCATTAGCGACGAAGGGCGTGAAGGTCGATTCGAGGTGCTTCCAATTGGTGGCTTTCCATAGCTTCTCATAGGCGCGATTGATCGCCCAGTTGAGGCGCGGCACGTCGTCGGGCCCGACCGCAGGATCGGTGCTGCGGCCGAGCTCGTCGCGCAGTCCCTGGCGAAGCTCGAGGAAAGGGCGGTTTCTCAAGGTCCACAACCATCACAGATAGAGGGAGGTGCAGGCGGGATCGGGATCTCCCTGCACCTAGCCGATTGCCGGAAAGCTATCGCAGCCGAGCCTGAGCGGCCGGATGCCGCCGACCAGTTGCAGCAGCAGCAGGATCAAGATGAGCACACCGACCACCATGATGACCACTTTCGCCACCTGGCCAAAAGGAGCCGGCAGCGGCAGCATGTCAACGACGTAGATCAGGAGCCACATCACCAATCCAAGAATGACGATGTAGACGACGAGAAGAATGAGCGTCTCGATCATGACGGTGGCTTCTTTGCCGGATGTTTTTCTTCCGAATGCTCTTTGGGATGCTCTTTCGGGTGCTTCTCCTCCGGATGCTCTTCCTGCGGCGCAGCCTCTTCGGGCTTCACCGGCTCCTCTACAGGTTTGGGCTCCGGCGGCACGACGTCGATCGGCTTCTCGTTGGGCCTGTCCGGAAGGGGCCCGCCATCCACATGGGGCTGGTTCACAGGGGGCGGGGTCACGATCACGTCGGGCGGGGCCGCGGGCTTCGCGTTGGGCTGGGCCGCGGGCTTCGCATTGGGTTCTTTGGCATTGGGCTCTTTGGCCATGTCACTTCCCTCGCTTGGCTACAGGCTTCGGCCGGCCAGCCGTCCTAAGCGCAATCGCAACTGCTTGCTTCTGCGGCTTACCGTGCGCCATCTCGGTCTTGATGTTCTGTGACACGGCCTTGTTGCTGGTGCCTTTATTCAGGGGCATTTCGGTTTCTCCCTTCTTGACCCAATCTCGAAAGCGTTGCGGCGGCGCGGCAACCTTCGGCTTGGGTTCCGGCTTCGGCTCCGACAGCGGCACTGCCGGCGGCGGTTTCGGACGCTCCAGCACGGCCTCGCACCAGGCGCCCTGCGGTGGCTTTTCGAGAGGCACCGATGTCCGCGAATACATGTGCCCGTGGATGTCGAGCACGCCCAGGTTCACCAGAGATTGGTCCTCATGCACGAACGCGACAATGCCAGCGAGTGGGTTCTCGCCGTTAGTGCCAGCAGGCTCATCCGCGGCCGGATAATAGCGGACACGCTGGCCAACCTCGAGTGTCACGACACGACCTCGCGACCGTGCGCGGTGCGCTTGATAGGCGCCGGTGCCTGCGCAGCCGGCAGCACGATGTCGTCCATGATCTTGGCGACCGGCGCGCCGAAGACCGCCGTGATGATCTTGGAGCCGTAGATGTTGCCTAAGCGCTCCCGCTCCTCGGCCTCGGTGCGCTCGACCTCGGCGAAGGCCAGCTGGAACGGCTTGCCTCTCCTTTCGGGAAGCGCCGTCTCGTCCTCGCAGACGTGATCAGTGAACTCGTTCTTGGCGGGCATGATGTCGGTCACGGCGTCCTCGCCGTGGATGGTCTTCAGGATCTTGATCTCCGACGCCGTGATGCCCTTCTTGACGATCTCATGGTTGATGCCGGTGCCGACGAGGTGAACGAAGGCGTTGTACAATTTCATGGTGTGATCTCCGGGGCCACAGGCGCCTTGACGATGGGTTCCGGCAGGGTCGTGTCGACATCGGACGAAGGCCGCTGAATGGAGCCAACGACCTCATAGAAAGAGAACAAGCGTTCCGCCTTATACATGCCGGACGGATCGTCGGTGATCATTCGGTAGATGTCGCCACGGCGCATGAACACATACATGTTGTCGTTGTAGACAAGCGCCGTGGCGATCTCTTCCACGTTACGTCGTGCTCTGCGTCAGCCCGAAATAACGTGCGCTCGGAATGGACAATATAAGCGAGAAGGTAATGGTTCCATTCGGCGTGGCGTTAGGCGACCAGGTGCCACGTACATCTCCCGTGGTGCTGGTCGGCAGAGAGTTGTCGCCGGCGACGATCGTGCCGGCGGTCGGGATCGCACCGTCCTGCAACTCGCGAAGCACGAGCGCAGCCATCGGCAAGTAGACAGGCAGGCCGTAGACCTTGCCGAAGCCGGCAGAGATGTTGCCGGCGGTCGCAGCGCTCATGGCAATGCGCGTGATGGACTTGAAAGCTTTCTTGCCCAGCACAATCGTCGTGCCGTTCATAGACAGGCGCTCCGTCATCACCTGACCGTATTCGTCGAGGCCGAAGATGGTCGCCGTCTGCGTGGTGTCGCCAGCGCCGGCCGACACCATCTGGACGTTGACCGGCACGGGGTTGATCAGATTTGCCGCGGCAGCGAGTGTCAGGTTGCCGGCAGCCCCGACCGCTTGTGCGGCGGCGTACTGGTTGGTGACCGCAGTGGGCACCGCACCGAAGTCGACGAAGCAGAGCACGAAGTCCTGCGTCCGCATGTTGGCGGCCGTAGGCCGGTGCTGCTCCTCGTCGAGGTAGCCGATATAGGTCGATTGCAGCCGGCAAGTCGTGTTCGCCGGAATGGCCGTTGCGCCGTTCCAAGTCACGGTGGCGACGGAAGCGCCGTAGGAGATCGAGAAGTCGACCGGGCACAAGGCGCGCACCTGAAGACCCTCGACATACATCTCCTGACCATAGGCGCCTCGATAAGTGCCCGCGGTTTTGCCTGCGGGATAAGCGAAGGTGAGCGTTCCGCCGGTTGGCACAGCAGCGGAGACGGTTGTTGAGAGTACATCCCAAGCCATTTTAGTCCTCCTTTCTGCTATGGGTTACGGGAACGCGTAGACGCCGTGGCAATTACGCTGATCAGCGATCATGCCACCAACCCACGTCTTCGCTTTGTAGAAGACATACTTGTCTTCCGGCCGCGGCGGCGTGTGCTCTTTCTCATCCTCGCCCTCGATGACGAAGGGGGTCAGCCGGGCAATGTCGAGGATGTAGAGGAACTTCGCCTGGTTGAGGTCGTCGAGCGTCGGATCGTAGAAGATATCGATATTCCCCACCTGGATATCGCCGACGGAGAGATCCTTCTTCTGGGCATAGCCAGTCATGGTGAAGGTGCCGTTCGCCCTGTATTCCGCCTTGAGGCGATCGATCATCGACGAGCCAGCGACACCAATGTTTGGCATGCCACCGAAACGCCGGAGCTGCGGGATCTCGAAGTCGAGAGTGCGGAGCACGGCTTGCGTCGCCGCGGAAGCGCCGAGCGAGATCGCCGTAGAGGCGCGGTTCTGCCATTTAACGTTGAGCGCCGCGTCAATGCCGCCGACGACGCCGACGGTAGGCGTGGGCGACACCCAGCCCTGGACGCCGGGGAAGGCGAGGGCGGACTGCGTGCCGTCCTGCCAGAAGAGAGCGTTCAAGCCGCGCTCAAAGCCTTCCTGCATATCCTTGATCTTGTATTCAAGGATATTGACAAGCATGGTGAGCTCGCGATCGGTGTGCTCTACAGTCTTGTCGCCGACATCGTCGACGACGGAGATGCCGTCATGCAGCAGCTCATGCATCGTGATGTTGATGCCGACGTGGAACAGGCGCCACGGGGCGGTCACGCGCTTGATGTTGTTCGGGCTGCCGTAGGTGACGGTGTCGTCGTACTGGAAGCCCTGCAGGACCGATTCGACCTGCATGTTGACGGGCAAGCTCACCAGGCCTTTGCCGCCTGGGATGGTCTTTTGCTTGGCGCGCATCTTGCTCAACAGCGGACGGGCTTGGATGTGCTGGTCGCGCCAGCCGCCCTTCCGCATGTAGAAATCGAGAGTTGAGTTAGCGACGCCCTCTATTTGTGCGAGGGTAAAAGGCACAGGGGAGATCCTTATCGTCTAGCGAGCCAGCGCCAGCCTTGCGGCTTCCAGAGCCGTCTTGGGCTCAGCCACGCCGTCTCGTTGCGAAGCAACCCCACGCAAGCCGGTCATCGCTCGTGGTGCCGGCCGTAGCTTTGCGAGCTCGTCGGAAACCTGCTTGTAGACGGTGTCGAGCATGGCCCGCACGTCTTGCGGCGACCTCGGCGTTCCGTTCTTCAGCAGGGCATTCTCGACGAGCGCAAAAATGCGCGGTTGCTTCAAGGCCCAATCCGGGTCCGTGCGCGCCCTTTCGCCTTCCCATGCCGTGGCAGTCTGGGTACCCATCGCGACAAGCTGGCCTTGCATGTGCTCCTGCCGGAGCTGCTCGGCCCGCTGACGCTGCTCGGCAGTCGTCTCAGTCGCTCTCTTTGCAGAGGCCTGAGCGGCTGCTAGCTGCTGCGCATCCTCGCGTGTCAGAAAGCCTCTCTGGACACGGTCCTCGAGCTGCGGCGGAAGAAGCAGGCCCTTGAACTCGGCCAGCTCTTTCGCACGAGCCACCACGTAATCCCACGCGGCGTCAGGATTTACTTTCAGGTTCTTGACGAACTCGATGGCCTGAACGACTTGCTCCGGCGTGTAACCGCCCTCGCGGAAGAAGTTCTGGACCTCGCCGAAAGCCTTGGCTTGCTGAGCGAAGGTAGTGGCCCGCTCGTTGGCCGTCTTGCTCTCGCCGATCAGAAAGCGGATGCGCTCCTGGGTCTTTCGATTAAGACGCTTCAGCTCGTCCGGTGATAAGTCGGCATTGCCTACGGCGTCCACTGCCTTGGCCGGGTCGACCTGGGCGGCCGGGTCCTGGCGCTGCGGATCGGGCGACGTTCCGCTTTCGGCCTTCTGCGCTTCGAGAGCGGATTTTACGCTATCGAGAACAGAAGGCCCGCCCTCGGGTGACGAGTCCGCAGTAACGTCAGTCAACGGCTCCGTCGGTGCGACATCGGCCGGTATTTCTTGGGCGAGGTCGATACCCTCTGGCAAATTTACGCCTCTTGAATTCGCGGAATGTCGGCTTTTTCAAGTTTCAAGTCAAGCAGCCGCACTTCCGGGCACAGGCCCGGCAGTCGGCGTTGGCACGTTATGCCCCGGACCGGTCAGCGGCGGCCGCTGGCCAGGGAATTGTGGCTGCGGCCGCGTGGTGACCGGGCCTTGCGGCTGGGCTGCGTTCTGCGGGCCTTGCGGGCCTTGGGCGTTCGGGTTGTTCATGGGGTTGGCGCCAGGCTGCGACGCCTGGCCGGCGGCTGCGTTGAGCGCGGCGATGGAAGGCGCGCCAGCAAGGAAGACATCGTCGACGTCCATGTCGAGCAGTGGCGCGATCTTGGTCCAGATGGCCTTCGGGTTGCCGCCGGGGGTCTGGAGCACGATCGGCATGGCGCGCTCCCATTTGGCGAGGTCCGCGGAGGCGTTGCGGCGCCCGGAGGAGCCAGCCATGACGTCGAGGTAGAGATCCTTGGAGATGTCCTCGCGGGACGACGGCATGTCCGGCCAGATCGCGCCGGGCCCGACGATCTCGACGACCATGTCCTTCGACATGTTCAGGAGCATGAGCTCCCCGGTCGCGTGCGCGAGGTCCGAGAGGACGTCGTCGAGATCGTCCACACTATCCGCAATGGCGGCGGTTCGGCTTTCTTCCGCGATCGAGGACTGAGTAGCCGTCGTATCCGAGCTAGAGCCGCCAATATTAGCTTCCTGAGAGCCGACGGTGCGCAAGATATCATTGAAGGAGCCCTCCACCTCGTATTGCTGCGGATCAATCGGGAAGGTCTTGCCCAGTGCGATGAGGTTGTTGACGTCCTGACCGGGTTTCAGGCCGCGCAGTTCGAGCAAAGCGCCGGTCGCGAAACTCGCGAGCTTGACCTTGTCCTCCTCTTGCACGGCTCCCGCCGGTGCGAAGTAGCGCGGCTTATTGGCCTGGCGGTGCTCCTTCAGCCCCTGGCGGCTGGCATTGTACGACATTTGCGTATCCCTTAAGAGCATGACATCGCTCTCGGGATGGATCTGGACCTCCGATTCGGGCTCGTTGAACACGAGCGGGAAGATCGGCCAGAAACGGGAGATGACGACCTCAGGGATGCCGGGCTCGCGCAGGAAATCCGGATAGCCCTCACAGATCACCATGCACTGGCCCAACTTGCGGTCGTGGATCTCATGGACGCGGGCACGGTCCTTGCCGCCCGTTGAGTTGCGCCGGTCGGAGTCGTCGATGATGTCCGAGCGGCTGGCGCCTTCCTGGTCGTTCTTCGGCCCGGTGTAGGCCGTGAAGCTCGAGCCCACGTCGACCTTGTAGATTTCCTCGATCTCGTCGGGCATCAGGTCGAAGCTGTGCGCCACCCAGCGGGCGCCGGCGAAGGTCTTGAGATTGCGGCACTTGGGATCGATGAGGATCTCGTGGGCCGCCGGGAAATCGAACACCGGACCTTCGCGGACGACGATATAGGCCTGGTTCTGCAATTGCTTCTGGAGAAGACGGAGCTCCTCCATCTTGGCGTCGTCCGGCTGGATGTCGCCGTCCGCCACTTCCGCCTGCATGGCCTGCAGCGCGGAGATTTGAGACGTCACATCGTCGATCTGAGCGGCGATCTCCGGGCGCTGCTCAAGCACGCGTTGAAAGCACAGTTTCACGTAACCGACGCCGGTCACCTTGCTGCGCCGCAGCGCAGACTTGAACTGCGTCTTGAATTTGACTTCCTGCGCCTTGAGGAAATAGTCCCACAAGATTTCGAGCGTCTTGCCGGCGCCGTCGACCATCCGGTTGTATTGCTGGACCTGCTGGATTTCCTGCACGATCGCCAGCGCGTTCGGGTCGATCGCCGGCTGACCGGTCATTGGATCGACGATCGGCTGCCCGGTTGCGGGATCGGTGGGCGGGTTCTGCACCGAATGGACCGCGGCCATGAAAGTTTCCGGCTGGCCGTCCCAAATCTTGTACATCATGCGCCGCTTGCGCGTCGCCGTGGCCTTGGGGTTCTTGGCGTAGAGCTGCGCGACGATCTGATTGATGTAGCGGACCACCACGGGGACGACGTAGCGGTTGGCCTTCACCCACTCCTCGGTCGCGCCCATGGTGGCGAGGTACTGCGCCTTGCGCATCTTCTTGAAGCGCGGGCGCCAGTATTTCTGGGCGCGGCGAATGCGATCCTGCCACTGCTTGACGAGCGCCGCGCGCGAAGGCGGCACGTCCGGCGGCGTCGTGTCGCTCGAGCTTACCGGAGCTGCCGGGATGCTCGGGTCGCCTTCGTTGAGGATCTCGGTGGTGTCCATCATTTAGGTTCGAAGCGAACTCCTCCGGCCGTTTGGGGGGCATCAGGCTCATTACGCGGAGGGCGTATCGTCGCCCCGGCCATCAGCCGCGCCAGGCTGCTCCAAGGGGTGGCACCGACCTCACTGGTCGGATCGTACTGGACGCGCTGCTGGCTCATATCCGGCGTCATGCCGCGATAAGGATCGGCGTCAGTGCCGGTCCCATAGCTCTGCGGCGTCCGCGTATAGATGCCACTTGAACCAACTTCCGACCCATGACGCTCATCGCGAAAGATCGCATCGTCTTTCGTAGTCCCCATTCGATGGCTCATCGCGTAAGGGGGCACAGGCGTCGCGGACGGGTCCGGCGTCGTCGAACCCTGAAGCTGCATAAGCGCCGCTATCTGCTGAACTGTACACATATCACCACCCTGCCAACGCCTTCAGGCGCTGATCCTTCTCGGCGCGCTTCTTGGTCTTGGCCAAGATCCACTGGATTGACCCCACCTTCACAACGTTGTCGGTAAAGTCCTTCTTGACCGACGGCCGATAAATCTTCTGCAGGCCTAAGCCCACATGCGCCAGGAAGTCGACGAAGTCGTCATGGGCGCCGTTCGGGAACTGCAAGAGCTCCTTCTTGGCATCCGGCCACCACCAGGCGTAGCGCGGGAAATGCACCCGCCGGTGGGCGATGTAGCCACGGATCGACTGGGCCCTGGTGCTCTTGTCCGCCGCCACGGTCACGTCATCGATGACCGTGTACACATCCTCCTCGCGCATGCGCTTGTACAAGAAAGGTCCGAAAGACTTGGCGATCAGGTCGCTCTCCATCCACCACAGCGCGGGGGTATGGGCCTGCATCTGCGCCAGAAGCGCCTCGACCGTCTGGTCGGTCGCCATGCGCTCCCAGACGAGGTCGGGCAAAACCCAGATATCGTCGTCCTTGTCGACCCCGACACAGCCCAGACAGGTCGGATCGGCACTTTTCTTAGTGCTAACGGCATGATCCGAGGCTCCGTAGAGCGTCATGTCCTTCTCAGAGGGCAATTCACGCTCGTCATACTCGACAAAGCCCGCCGCCTTGAAATATTCGCCGTCCTCGGCGGTCGGGGAGCCCATGTAGAGCGAGGTGAAGCCGCTCGAGTCCATTTGCTTGGCCTCGGCGAGGATATCGAGATCTTTCCGGCCCGGCCAGAGCGCCGACATCGGTTTGGTGCCAAACATTGAGACGACAAGAGGATCGGTTTGGGGCTGAAGCGTCAATCCGAGTGCCTTGGCGAGGGCTGGGTCCTCAACGACCGCCGGCACGTTGACGTATTTCCAGCGCTCGGCAATTCCCTTGTATTTTTTGTTGCGATCGGGGTGCTCCGGATCGCAAAGGCGGCCTATGAGGTCATCCCCGTGCCAGCGCGTATGCACGATGCAGACGCCGGAGCCGGAATGGCAGCGGGTGAGCACCACCCGGTTGAACCAACGCCATACCTCCTCTCGCGTGAGGTCGGATTGGGCCTCGATGTCGTCCTTGATCGGGTCGTCGACGATGAAGAAGTCCGCCGGACGGCCCGTACCGGAGCCGCCGCGGCCGACGAAGCTAAAACGGCCGCCCTCACGGGTGATGAGTGAGTTGGTGGCTTCCTTGCGGAGCTCATGACCCTCGAAGACCTGCCGGTAAGCATCGGATTGGATGATGTCCCGGACCAGGTCGCCCTCCTCGTCGGCCTTAGGCTGGTTGAAGGTACCGAGGATCGCGTTGGCGGTTGGCCGCTTGCCAGCGAGCCACGCGAGAAAACGCCTGCAGATGATCTCGGTCTTGCCGAGCTGCGGGCCGATCGACACAGCGACGCGCTTCTCCTCGCCGCGGAACACCTTGCCCATCACGTCGCAGAGCAGGCGGGCGATAGGTGTTTCCTCGTAACGGCTGCGCGTCACGTCATCCGGATCATCAGGGTCCGGCATAGTCAACTTGATGAAAGGTAGCAAATTGTCCTTCGCCTCGCGGATGGCGATCAAGCGGCGGGCCGCCTTCAACTGCTCGATGCGCGGATCATCCATCACGCGAATCGCCCGCGGGTGTCGATCCATCCCTGAGTGCCGACGATGAGCGACGTGTTCGGGGCGGAACTTGACCTGGCTCCGATTTGCCCTGACGTATTGGTTCGGATCGAGAACTGACCGAATGAATACTGACCGACTACATTTGCCGATAGAGATATGTTCTGATTAGCATTCCCGTCATTTTGATCGGGCGATGTAATAAATGCAAAAGCGGTATTTGCGGAATTCGTTACTCCTGCATAGATAAGAGCGTTGACTTTCACGCCCGTAGGCACCGACACGGTTATCAATATCCGCGGTATCGCCGCCAGCCCTGTATTGTAGTCCAGCAGCGCACCCGTCCACAGGAACTCGTCGCCGTTCTGCACATAGCCGGCGAGCGTCAGCCCCGCATTGACGAATATCGATCCGATACGCCGCTTCTGGGTGTAGCTGGCCGGCATGGTCGGCGAGGTCGCCGACAGCGAATGCACCACATCGACAGCGCCGGTATCCGGCCGCCTGATGACGAAGACGTGGTACCATGTACTGGCGGTCGTCAGTCCGGTATCGAGACCACCCCCGGTATTGCCCACGCTCCAGGTGCTGGAAATCGTCTTCTGCATTTGAGCAGGAAGCACCATCAACACCGAGTTATCGTCGGATGCCGCGGAGCCTATGCTCACCACGTAAGTGAGGGCGCCGCCCGAAGGGGCGATCTGGCATCCGGCCAGCAGCCCCCGTGGTATCGTCGACGTGGCCGGCTGCTGGCTGGTGAACCACTTCGAGACGCCATCCGACAGGAAGCCGGCGCCCTGGAAGGTACGGGTGAGGACAAAGGTTGTCTGCCCGTTGATCGTGTCAGTGCCGTTGCGCTGAATGGTCAGGGTATTGATCGCGCTGACGCCGCCGAAGGTGTCGCCGATCAGGATCGTCTGCCCGGCCGTGACGGTGTTGGCCAGCGGCAAGGTCCAGGCCCGCGGGGCTGTCAAAGCAGCGTTGGTCGATAGGAACCGATCCGTGATGGCGATCGTGGCGTTTGAATCACCGTGATAGGTGATGGCGTCGATGCCCAGGTTGGCCCGCGATACGGCCACTGACGCCACGTCACTGAGATTGTTGGCGATGACCAGGGCGCCAGAAGAGGCGATAGGCGCTGTGAAATCGGCCGCCAGGTACCAGTAGCCAAGCGCCAGGTCCGTCGCAAAGACGTTGCTCGTGTGCGCCACCTTGGAGATGTAGAAAAGTGACTGGAAGAAGACGCCCTGGTTGACGAGATAAGCCGTCGCAGTCGTCCACTGCACCGGCGGCTTGAAGCCCAGCGCCACCTCGGACGAGATTTGATCCGGACCGACGCTGCCATTGGCGAGCTGCCCGTCGGACCGCTGGATCAGCCCCAGGCTGGCGATGAGGCTGTCGGTGGTGATCTTCAGCCGGTTGTACTCTCCATCGACAGACGCCCCGTTGAGCGGCGACGTCGGATTGACGGCCTGATACGACTGAAAATTCGTCAGCCGGTTGTAAGGAGTTGGAGCGGTCACAGCTCGCCTCGACTAATCTCGTTCTCGTCGGCCATAGACTTCGACTTCTCCCGCGAGTAAGGGTTCGATGCCAAAAAAACCAAGGAAAACCACGATGCGATATCTCTGGGCAGCAGCATTAGCCTTGACCTCGTGGGTCGGAGGAGATCCAACATGGGCGGCCGTCTATGATATAGATGTCTTCTTTCCAACCGTAACCATCGAACCGGACCCCTCCGATGGTTTCCGGCTGAGGGAAACAGGGAGCGCTACATTCCCGGACGTATTCCTGCATGTCGGTGACACCCTCGTCATCAATCCCATCGTGCCGGAAATAGTCGAGGGGACTAGCTATTACCTACTCAATGGCTACCGGCCCTTCACTCCCTTCAATGACGGCATGAACCATATCGTCTATCCATATTTTAGCGCATCCTCCTTCGGGTCATTCACCGTGACCCTGGAAGGCCGCCCCGATCCGAGTGTGTTCGTCGACTTGAACCAACTCTCTTTCATGATCGCGCCTATACCCGAACCCTCGACATGGGCGCTTCTCCTGCTCGGTTTCACAGCCCTCGGATTTATAGGTTGGAAACACGCCCATAA